TCTATAAATTCTATATTCTGCATTTAAAACTAAATTTTCAATAATAGCATTGGTTAACACAGTGTCTGAAACCTCTGTGTAACTTCTAATATTTGTTCTAAGATCTGAAAAACTAATTCCTGCCATTATGCTGTAAGAGTTGCCGGACCTGCCGAGCAATTCTCTCCTCCTCCTGATATATTTCCACTTGTAGCAGTGTTTGTGTCCACAGTAAAGTGATAGAAATCTGCTGTCTGTGTTACATTTCCACTTGAATCTCTTTTGCCTACGGTAATCGAGTAGCCAGCGGCTTTTGCTAAATTAGCTGCTGCAATACCATCAAAAGTTTTTGGATTATTAAAAGCTGCAGATGTAGAAAGTGCACCTCTAAATCTTACTGTATCTCCTGTTGATCTTCCATGAGATTGCTCTGATACATTAATTATTCCAGATGAAGCTGCAATAGTTTTAAAAGGATCTGGATTTAATAATATTATAACTGAGTTTTCTGTTCTAGCCGGTCTAGCATTCATTAAACCTTGTTCGTCCCCATGTTTAGCTCTAATTTCTAATTGAGGATGTTTAGATTCAAATTCTGATCTATGTACAAAAGAACCATTCCATTCTTTCATCATTTCAAGATATGGAAACTCCATGCCTGATCTGTCTGATATTGCTTTTGAATGTTTTCCTCTTGCCATTATGTTCCTGGGTAATAAACTTTTGGTGTTATGTGTACACTAGTAGAAGAACCATCTTCTGATAATGCTCTAGCTAATTCATCTTCGTAATATAATTTTAATTGTTGTGTTGCTTGTGGATTAAATTTTTGTGATAGATAAAAAGCTAATCCAGATACCATACATGGTACAAATCTAAATGGTACATCTGTTGCATCTGTATAAGTTGAGTCTGCATCTTGAATTCTTTTAACAAAATAAATATGAACTGCTTTAGCGGCGTTAGATGAATCAGGTGTTGGATAAAGTGTAACAACTGTTTTATCTACAAATCTTTGCACAAAATATTTTGAAGGTGTTCCTTTAGATAATTTATTTGATAACGCTGAATAAGTAGATCTATCTATTTTTGTAATTGCAGAATCTGCTTGATCTACTGCCGTTCTATCTGCTCTTAAAGTTGATTCAAGAACGTCTGCTACACCATAAGTATTAGCAGGATCTGTAACAGCACTAGTGCCATCAGAAGTTGCTCTAAAAAATATATATTCAGCTTGACCTTCAACAAGATTAATATCAGCTTCCCCTACTTCCCAGTAATGTAAACCTCTATTACCCCATTCTTGAAACATAATGTTTAAAGAACGTCTTGCTGTTTTTAATTGATATCCAGAACTTACCTGAGAACCTATTCTCTCGTAAGCTTCTTCGATAATTTCATCAACAGCAAAAGTTTTGTCAAAAGTAACTGTGCCTGAAGTTGTATTGGCCATCAGTTAATCCTAACTATATAATTTTTTAAACTCTGCTACTACTGTATAAATGTTACCAGAATCTGCTGTGCCTGGAACTACAAAGTTAACATCGCTTTCGTTAGTGTTATTAGATTTATCTGCTGGTATTCCACCAAATTCTCTAAAGTCCCAATAACCTGCTCCTGTTAAACCTATAATAGGTATATCGCCATCATCATCTTCTTCATCTAAACGTGCAAATGAATCTCCACCATCTCCACCTTGACAAGAATACCATACTCTAAGTAATGCTAAATGTGCTACAGCTGTTCCGTCTGCTCTAGCTGTCATCGCTGATACATCACCAAATACAGTTGTTCCACCATTTCCGTCTGATTGATTTACTATTTTAATAACTACTCTTTGGTCGTTTTCTTGTAGGATAGTTGGTCCTGTTACTGTGTCTGCCATGTGTTTCCCTCCTTAATTAAGAAACTGTGGGGCCGAAGCCCCACATTAATTATTTATTACTTAAGATTTATTCCACCAGTATTCGCTGCAAGTCCATCAATGATGTCATGTGCAAGGAAAGCTAGTGCTGCTGTAGATGAAAGACAAGTCACTTTAAAACTTGAACCTACAACTGCGTTTTCATCAAAACCTATAGAATCATTTGCATCTGCAATTCCTACGTTGTCACCATCACCTTTTGGTACACAACCTATAATTTTTTCAGATCCATTAGTAATAATGTCTACATCATTACCTGCTGTACCTAACATTACAAAATGAAAAGTAGACCCTACACAATCAGCCGCTGCTGGAAGTGATAAAGTTGCTGCGTCACCCATTGCAGGAAAAGTTATAATAGATCCTGATTGTGCCGCTGTTAACGTTGTACCAGAAGTATATCCAGTTACGATAGTTACTATTGGAACAACAAAAGTAGTTGTTCCTGTGATTCTAGATGTACCAGTACCTGAAATGTTACCGCTTGAATCTATATCAAAGTTAGTTGTTATTGCACCCGTTGCTGCAGTTTTAGTAATTTGTTCAAAACCACCTTCTGCTCTTACTGGGCCGTTAAATGTTGTATTAGCCATGTTAATATTCCTCCTAGAATATGTAAATGTAGTCCCTAGGGGTTGTCGACTATACGCGTCTACATTTAAAATTTATTTTTATATAGTGTGTGAATTATATGTTATTTTTTAATGGAGTGCAAGAGGCCCTACAGTAAAAGTGCGATTTCAGCGATGTAGCTTTTGTTCTAAGTAGCTACAGAAACTTGTGGAGCAGCGCCTTCAACGCTATTCTGCCTGTGAGCGATTTCAGCTTCTTCAAGCTTAATCTCAGTAATAACTTGTCTGATCTTATCATCAAGTCTAACCATGTTAAGAGTATATCTATCTTCGTTAATATGCTCTTGTTCCCACTTCAACTCCAAGGACCTTTTTTGTTTGTATAGGTCTTGTATCATCAACAGCCTCCTCAAAGGTTATTCGACTTATCTCGTTATTATAGTTGTTTCCGAGATATTCCCAGCTTATACTCTTTTCTCCCAATTTGTCAAGTATTGATTCTTCAAGAGAAACAGCATTATCTTCGGCTAAAACATTAAATTTAGCGTAGTGATCGTATGCCCATATATTTACTGTGAATGTTTTCATGATTTTTTCTTTCTAAATATCAAATGTGGCGGAACTATGTCCGCCACATTAGTTTAATGATTATGCTCCTGGTGATCCGAAGATACCTCTAAAGTCAGAGAATCCAAAAGAATATCTCTCTCTAGCTTTGTATCTAACGTTTCCAGTCTCAAAGTCACCTTCCATAGCTGTTTTCATAGGTGCTCTAACAAAGTGTTTTAGACCGTTAGGCACGTCTGTTTTAATGAAAAACGCATTAGTATCAGTTAAGTAATGATTCACAGCATAACCCTGTGGAATCATACCCATAGATACAACTGCATTGATATCATTATCAGCTGTTGCGACTCTTTGAGAAGACTTCATTAGTCTCTCAGCAGTAAATTGAAGCGCAGAAGGAATTATCATTTTAACTCCTTTAGCTGCAATTTTTAAACCTCTTTCGTCAGTCATTGCAGCGATGTCAATTAAAGACTGCTCCAATGAAGTTTCGTTAAGGTCTGCTGCAACTGTCAACTCGTTTCTAACTGTTCCAGCAACGATAGGGTGATTAGTAGCGCAAAGCTCTTTACCATCTCCACCATTTGCTGTTCCAAACGCGTTGTTTAACACATTAGCTGCTTTCACTTGTTTAGTGTTAGCCATTGATCTCGCTAAAGCTTTTGTATATCTAGACGCAAGTCTGTCATACAAGTTATCCTCAATCGCTTCTTCAGTGATTGCGAACGCTAAAGCAAGCGTTTCATGTGTGTAACGAGCAGAGTAAGTTTCCTGTGCTGCATCGTAGTTTACGCTTGATCCTTCAGGTTTAACTGAAGCATTTGCGAAACCAGATAACATCACTTCTTCTTCAAAAGCTCTGTCGCTGTTTTCCGTGTCAAAAATTTCCGCGTGTTCGTTTGCGTAGTTTTTGTATTCCAGGCCGAATAGTGCATTCAATCCTGGCTCTAGTTCTTTAACTAGTTGTGCTC